TATCCGGTTCTCCGAACTCCACAACCTTAAAAGCTTGCGGATCGAAAATACAGTAGCCGGATTTCTCCGGCCCTGGATCTATTGCGAAAATCATTCTTCAAAGTCCTCAGCGTTATAAATTTTGTGGTGTATCTTGTGGCATCTAGTGCATAAAAGTTCGAGATCTTCGAGATCTTCAAAATAGACACGATTGTAATTTTTGTGGTGTACCTCTCGGCCTTCTGCCCTCCTACATCTAACACATATTTTTTTATCACGATCTATTACTTTCTGGCGTTTTTCTTGCCATTCCCCAAAATTGTGAGAAATATAATCGTAATAATCAAATTGTGTTATAAAAGATCTAAGGAATGTATTAATTTTGTCAGGACTTTGCCAGTACAGAGGTAATGCATTTTTACCCTTGAAAAGTTTTTGAGGTATTGAATATCTGCTCGTCAAATGGCAGCAAGCGCATTGCCTTCTAATTTGATACGAACCGTTTGCAATTTTTTTCACTACATGAACAAAAACATGGTCGCAATTATCTCTAAAACTATAAATATCGTACTTTTTTAGAACTTCCCATTTTTTTATATCTGTATCAGATTCTCTAAATTCTTGCATCATATCCAAAAGAGCTTTGCGATATAGATAAACAACTCCAGAAGGATCTTGATATTTTCCAATGTAATCTACAATATTCAAACCCACAGCAGCCCCCAGACCAAAAGGACTAGCAGCCAGAAAAGTAGTATTTTTTGACTTTGTTCATAAGTAATTGAATTAATAAATTGCTTCATTGCGTGTCTCCCTTTTGTTTTTTTATTCCTTGCCCCTCAAGCAGATCCTACAAGGTACTTTGTGAAAATAGTCCTCGGCCTCTCGGCACCACCGCAGTATAAGCACTTCGCCATTCTCACAAAGCAAATTGTCAGATCCCAGAAGAGGTGCGCCACACGGGCGCATTGCTTTTGTTTTTTCGTTACTCATTATCAGCTCCTACAAAACGCCTTCAGCCTCTAAAATCCAAGGCTTAACGGCTTCTAAACTGGCCTTGCTTTCTCGCAAAGGCCATGAATTCTCATTAATGCTAGATATGATAAGCGGTAGCGTACTATCCACCAAGTTTTTACCTCTTGCAACTAACTCACTAGGTAGGATTTGATAAAAAATATTAACCGGTGATGACTTAGTAACTGCTAAAAAAATAAACGCTTTAGGTTTGTATCCAAAATGCTTTTCGAACATCCTAGAATACCAAACTTGTTGCACATCATATTTGAATGAAATGCAGTGCTCCAGAAACTCCTGTTCGCTTCTGGCTGATGTTGTTTTAAGGTCTAAGATTGTATCGTTATATATACAATCAAATCTTGCTTTGGTTTTAACGCCTTCGTGTTCACCGTAAATACTCGCTTCGTTCTCCCCTTCTTTGAACCACTTAGCAAATGGTGAGAACATTAGAACAGCTTCTTGTTCTAGTAGAATGGGATCAACAATACTTTTATGGGAGTTCTCTGCTTTCCATGCTTTGCCTTCTTTGGTTGCAAGGCTCAAACCTTCCGGCTTGATTGTATATTCATCCTCGAACCGCTCAGGCTCTAATACCTTAGCATGCAGGGCATCGCCCTGCTTAAAGGCTTCTTTGCTTACTTCCGGTAACTTAACGTCCGACCAGTAGCGCAAACCGGCCATGAAAGGATTATCCATATAAGCTTTCAGCATACTGTTATTAATTGCTCTCAATGCGTGATATTTGGTTGCTTCGTCTTGTATTTTCATTATTCGCCCCTCACTAGTTCATCAAGTTTTTTACTGAAATTATTTAGGTATCCTGCGCTCCATTGGTGTGGCTGTCCCTTAAATGTTCCGGCTATTTCTTCGATTTGCTCTATCGTCAAACCGTCTTCTAAATAACTTTCTATCAGAGCATTGTATGCATCTTGGCTTTTTTGCTCTTTTGGCTTTAGCTTTGGTATTTCTACTGTTACTGAATCGGCTTGAGGTATTGCCGTATCCAAATTAATTACAGGCTTTTCGACCCTTACGGCTTGTCCTTTGTCTACTGGCGCAACTGGTAAGGGCTCCTCTAGTTCTTCAGAGCTTATAAGACCAAGTAAAGCATCGGCGAACTGTGTCCTGAGTGCCCAAGTTCTAGCACGATTCTTTAACATCTTTGTAGGGTACTGCGACCATGGTCCCGACTTGCCCCACAATCGAGCCTGTTTAGCTTCTGCTTGACTGAATGACTCGACTACAGGAGGTTTACCTTTTCTTAGAGCTTTGCAGGTTGCTGTTTGTGTCTCTTCGTCGAAGCTCATCTCTACACCTGCATATTCTGGATGACTTTGACATACTGCAAGTAAAGCATCGCCCCAGAGTGTCGGACGACCGTTAATCACTGATATATTCTGTACCGCTTGGAATGGGTTTAAGCCTATCTGTTGACCCATGCTTATACAAATGAAAATATCCTGTGCAGACTTATGACCTGCACTAAATGACGTTTTGCTTAGAATGTCGGCAAGCTTCCAAGCTTGCCCTAAATTATTCGGCTTGAATTCAGCCAAATCAGTCCATGACTCTTTTTCTTTAGTTTCCATATCATACCTTTCGTAATAAAAAAGCCCTGAGTGCTTGCGATTCGTGAGAATCCTCAGGGCACAGCCGAAGCTGTTTATGTTTTAATTGGTTTTCGAACCGCAAGCAAATTCATTCTATAACTAAATAACTCGGTTTGTCAAAAGGGTATTTCATCCTCTGCCATCACAGGCGCATCTACCGGACTTGGCAGAGCTTTAACGCTTTGATTGTCTGCTGACTTTTTACCTTTCCCTGGGGGAAACTCGAATCGATCAACGATAACGCCGGTACTGTATTTTTTAACTCCGTCTTTCTCGTAGCTCTCGGTTTTCATCCGACCGGAACAGTAAATTCCGTCACCCTCACCGATATACTTTTCAATAATTTCAGCGGTTTTACCGAAAGCAGTGCAGCGTACAAATTCAGAATCATCCTCTTTCTTATACCCATCACAAGCAACGGTAAACTTAGCAATCTTCAATCCTGCTTGTGTCTCTTTTGTTTCCACTGGGCGCACAACTCGCCCCATGATCATTACAATATTCATTCTGTTTTTCCTTTCCTCACTTGGCTACGAATCCAATCATAAGCTCGTCGCCAACTTTCAATTTCTTTAATTAGTGCTTTCCATCTTTTGTTTAGAAAAGCTTTGTTTATACGATCCTCCAAGGCGTAAAGACGCTTCACAACATCTTCACGCTTTGAAAGAAATTCCATTTCTTCTTTACCCATATATTCTTCAGCGCAATCGTTAACTTCTTTAACCAGACGCTTGAAATATTTATTCTGAACTGGGCACGACTGTTCCTCCAAATCATCTAAATGTTGTTGAAGTGCATCGCACATACTCGGCCCCTTTGTGCTGAAAAATTTCTAAATAGCTTGCATGCTCGCAATGTTCACAGTGGAACACTAGACGGACACCAGAACGGCGCAAACTTGGGTTTGCTAACTCTCCGGAGTCTGGTCGACCTGTCATTGCATACATTCTTAAACCCTGATCTACAGGAACGCCATAATGCATCGTTGGGCCGTCTTCCTCTTCTCGTCTGAATACATCAACCGTCTGCAAGTGCATATTTTCGCTTTCGCAATTTGCGCACGTAATGCAGCCCCAGAAGCTTTCGCCTACTAATTCATTCATGCAAAATTTTGCTTTCTTAAACATCCTGATACCTACCTTTGTTTATTGTTTACGCAGCTTGTATTTTCTTATCTCTGCGTTTTTCTCTCATGTGACTATTCCAAAACTTTATTGGAGGCACATTATAAAATCGTTTTGTTTGATTGTTTTCATCCTTGCTTGGTTTATTCTTAAATCCGAATTTTTGCAGAACTTTACTGATTGCCCGTATATCTCGGCCTGTCGGTGTTGCACCTTCTTGCAGGATAAAACCGGCTATTTCTGTAGTAGTGGCTTTATAGTCTGCTTCTTCTTCCCAGTTGAAAAGATCTTGAAGTTCCTCCTCAAAAGGTAAAAGGTTTTCAAATTCCGTTAGATATCGTCTGAGCTGTGCGTCTTCTTTTTGCGTTAAAAGATAGCTTTTAACTTCGCTGTCTTTGTCAAATTGCGTGTAGTGCCAGTAAGCTTCAGCATATACTTGTTGCATGTCCACTTTGTGAAAAATATCCAATGACTCTACCGGAAAGGTCCACCATCTTGAATTTCCGGTATCATCATTCAAAAACACTTTAGGATTAACCGAAGCACAGAAAATTGTACGTCTTTCGTATCTATCCGCTCTAGTAGCATAAGGAGTTCTAATAATGTCCTCAGTCTGGGTAATAAAGCTTTTCATTCTGCTTATATCTGTTTTTCTGAAAGTTGCGTCTAATTCGCCAAGTTCGCAAATGAGGCAACTGATAGCCAGTTTATAACTATCTTTGTTTTGTGCGTCGAGAGTTACACCACAACGCACATACTCTTCAAGATCCGGAGGTAAAAGCCTACGTATCCAAGAAGTTTTTCCGATGCTTTGAGGGCCTTGAAATACTAGAACGCCCTTGGTGAATGGTCTTTTTTCATACTGACAGGCAACTATTGAAGTAATCCATTTTCTAAAAATAACTCTGTAAAAATCTTTCTGGATCTTACTTATAGAAGAGTCAAAAGTTATTGTGTCGAATAGATCATCAATCGGTGTCTGTTCCTCGTCCCATTCTTTTGATTCGATCCATTCACAAATGCGGTTTTTCCTGTTACGGCTTTGCTCTGCGCTTAAAAGTCCCTTTATTGCAGATCTAATATTCATGCCGTCCTTGATTGCCTCATTTATTAAATATTCATCGTGATAATTCGAGTGAAATTCGACTTTATCATCTTTCTTGAATAGCGGTTCTTTCAATAATTCATCGGTGTAAATTTCTACGCCGATTCGCTTCAGAAACACCTTAAAATTCTCATATACTGGATAGGGATTTCCATGCGAATTAACTAGTCGGTAATCTGTTTCATTAAACTTTTTGCGCCCTAACTTTTCGGGCGTGAACAGTTCTAAAAATTGAGGTAAACCTTTACCTTGGCACTTCTCGGCGTGGCATTTAATTTGTGGCCATTCGCCCTCAGTGTGTTTATACGCTGCGCTAAATTCTGAATCCTCGTGAGCATGCCAAGGACATTCTATTCTTGTCCATTCGTCGCCCTCTGCACCGATTTCCAGATCTCGCTTTTCAAGTAGATCTTTCATATTTAGACTGACCAGATCAACGCCAGAAAATGCCTTTTCGAATTGGTAAGGCTTAGGCTCCCATGCATCGCCCTTAAAATACTTTTGTAAGTAATCAGCACCTTCAAGATGACAGGGATACAGCCAGAGCTGCGCTACTTCGTAGCTCTTTTGATCTATCATAGTCTCATAGTCTTTTAAGCCTAAATGCTCAATCAGACGCAATGTTTCCCATTTGACCTGGCTTTTGTAAATAGGTTTGCTCGTCGGTACAATAATACGGAATCGAGGCTCGTCTATTGTGTGTCGTTTTGTTGTGTGGATAAATCCACTTAAACCGGAATCTTCGAGCCATTCAAGAGCATCCGACAAGTCCACCATCTGGCCCTGTTTTTTTGAATCATTGTCTAGATCTATCACTAGACAATTAACTTCTACGATATTATCAGCACCCCTCAGGCCCTTGTACGCTGTTCCGGCAGACCAACATTGTACATTCTTTGCTTGATCTAGGGTTTTTATGACTGTCTTTTCTGGTGAAAATTTCTTAACACGACCAAATTTTGATTGAAAAGAATTGAAGTGTGTTATAATCATCTTATACCTTTTGTTTACAAAAGCTCCGATTGAGTCGTCAAATTCGTCGGGGCTTTTTTGTTTTCATCTCATTTATACTAAATTCTTGAAAAAATTTTCGCAAGTTTTATTTACTTCTCTATCTCACAAGTCGCACAAAAACACCCAGAAATTTATAGGCTGATTTTGCATTTTTTGGAAAAGGTTACAAACTGGTTACAAACTTTGTGAAAAGTTACAGAATTCTGTAACTTTTGGTTACACAAGTTACAGAAGTTACAGAATGCAAAAAAAGTCTGTAACCTCGGAGATCCGCATTATCAAAGGGCTGTAGCGATTTGGTTACAGGTTACAGTAATTTCTACCTTTCTTTCTTCTATAGTAATATATATACATATATATATAGAAATATAGGTTTTTTGTTAAATATTAGTTATAAGGTATAATATGAAAACTTGTGTAACCCGTAACTTTTTGCACAAATTACAACCAGTTTACGGAATATCCGAAGGCTTGCTGTGCGTATCGGTTGACGTGCAAAGATCGGCAGGACATTGCACGTATTCACAGAGTTATTCACATTACGTGAACGTCTTGTGAATATTCTTTTTTGCTAAACTCTCGATTTTGCTTTATTCTTACAAAAGTTGTGAAAAAGTCCGATTTTTTGAATACTATGAATTTAGAAGAGCATAAGACGAGATTGTGCAAAGCTATTTATTTGATGTTCAAGGATGAGGATCTTGTGTACATCGGCATGACTGACAATGTCCCGATCCGCATCAAAACGCACAACATCGTTAGAAAATCGGAGTACGATTCGTGTTTTTACCTTTCTTTTCCTTTTGAGACTGGACGAGATGGTGGAATATCTAAAGCAGTCGAAAAGGCTTTGATTAAACATTTCAAACCACCGCTCAACAAAGACGAAATAAAAAACCCTCTAACTTTTCCAGAAGTGTGGCTTATCCGGCAGCTTTTTGGTGATGACGTAAAGATTGAGTACTGATATGACACTCGAAGAGCTTTACACATCACGCCAAGAGCTTAAGCAGATCAAACAAGATATGCACGAGCTCCGGCAGCACGTAAAATACTTAGCAGCCGAACTCGCAGCGGTCAAGACTCAGCTCACGATGGAATACGAGCAAGAGTATTGGAATTGAGTAAGCGTCATGGATTCTTTCATCTCTCACCCAAAGAACAATGCATGGAAGAATGAAAAAGAACTGCGCCAACAGATCGACGAGAAAATCAAAAGCGGTAAATTAATCCCAGGAACCGGAGCCGGACAGCTCACAGTCAGAAAGATGACAGACGAAGAAAAAAAGAAATACAAAGTGCTCTGATTTTGCGATAGAATGAACGCAGTATTAATTGACGTTTTAGCGAACTCAATTGCTGCATAAGATAAGTACAAAAACATTAAACCGCTGCATTTGTGGCGGTTTTTTGCTTTCCCGAAAAAAAAAACTTCAACTATTTTAATAAAAGGTATTACAATTAATCTAATTATAGGTATACTGAAAATATAGGAAACAAAAACGAAAGGTAAACGAGATGGAAAAGCATGAAACAGTTTTAGTAAATGAATTAGGAGATAGACTTGGAACTTTTGGGACTGAACTAGGTTTTTGGTTTACAAGAAACGGAAGAAAGAAATTTGAAAGTAAATTAAAGTTCGATAATTTCGCAGATGTAAACAAAGCTTTAGCCAAGTGCATTAAAGCTAAAAAAATATTTAATGAAGATTTAAGAGTTGAAATTTAAGCAAAAGCCCTGAGCAAGGCTGAAAACTGCTCAAAAAACACTAAACGAAAGGTAAACGAAAGGTAAACGAGATGGTAATTAAAAAAGACATTAATTCAGTCGGGCAAGTAAGTGCAACAATTGACCTGAGCCCGAAGGTTCAGGTATGGCACTTTAGAACTGGTACTCATAGTACCAATATGGTGCTCTGGAAACAGAGTGACCATGTAATCAAATATAGATTTGATACGCTGTTACAGGCGTATCAAAGAGCTAAAAGGCTCTTAAAATATTAGGAAACGAAAGGTAAATATATGGAAAAACGAAAAGTAGGTAGGCCCAAGGGGTCTACCAAGCCCGACAGCAGAAAGGCGTATTTGACGATACGCCTAACAGATGAGGAAAAGCGCAAAATTAAACAAGAAGCCGAAAATCTCGGCGTTCCGATTATCGACGTTTTTATGATGTTCTTGAAGTTCTACAAAGAGCATCAAAAGTAAAAAACACCCCCTCAGCCCACTGTAAAAGGTGGGTTTTTTTTATCGCTACCACATATGTTAAAATAGATTCTTTCAAAAAAAATTCTCCATCGTGTTACATCGTGTTACAATCTTCGGCATGGAACGAGAAGCCCCAAAAAATTCATTTTTGCAGTGCAGAGTAACAGAAGCCGAAAAGCGCAGAATTAAAGAATTTTGCAAGATTCACCGGTTAAGTATTGCGGAGCTTCTACTTGAGGCGGTCAGAAATGGGCGTTAAGAATCAAAAGTTTATACGAATTCCAGAAAGCACCGAATACATTAACGAGCGTGGAGCGATACGTTTCGAAGATGGCCGGATAATTGTAAGAGATTACAGCGACAGCCAGAAAACCATCGCCTGGACAACTGACACAGCCACAGAAGACGAAAGACTAGAACAAAATGAGATTTTCAAAGTTACTCAAGCGCAGGTAACAGCAGGAACGATCAATCTAAGTTATGACGTAGCAAGCGCAGCCAATGTGCGCATACATCAAATAGGATCAATACCTTTGATAAACGCTTCAGTCAACGAAAGCTTTTTTAGTGGCGGTAATTTCTCACCCGATAAGCCAGATTTTAGGGCGACAGATCAATCAGACTCGATAACGATTAGAGCGTCAGATCTATCGACTAACATAAGCGTCGATGACGTAATAGAAGTGCGTTACGATATCTACACAGATACGAACAATAAGATACGCCAGGTTATAAACCAAACACCGGCCGTTGAACTTGTGACGATTACAAACACACATATAACACAAGGTTACTTTGTTTTATCCTCTCAACCTTCCGCACCTGATTTAGTCGAAATTTTTCATCTGGGAGGTATTGAGCAAATTAACAGATCCGCTTTCTCGACCGTTGAATTAGATCTTTTGCCAGATTTACCAGATTTTGCAGTTGCTGATGCGAACGCCGACGAGCCCAAAGCAATCTACATTCGAGGATTAGATTTTTCAGAATCAAATGATTTAGACCTTTCAAACAAAATTTCTGGTAACATAGATACCGGAGACACTTTTATTATTTTCTACCGCAGTTAAAGCGGTAAAGGAGAAAAAAAAGATGGCTCGATTGATTAAAACCGCTTTTTTAGAAGATGATGTTATTAATTCAGCGAAACTCGCTGATGGTGCGGTAGTTGCAGCAGCTCTTGGATCTGGTGCAGTAGTAGAAGCAAAAATTGGTTCCGGCGCAGTTACTAACGCTAAACTTGGTGCTGACGCTGTAAATGGCGATAAAATCGCTGATGATTCGATTGATTCCGAGCATTTGGTCGATGGCAGCATTGACAATGCTCACCTATCCGCTGATTCAGTTTCAGCCGACAAATTAAAAATCGCTTACGGTGATTCTGTACGATTTGTAAATTCTGCCGGTTCGGTTGTAGGTCTTTCAATCGATAGTGATGGAGATCTAGTAGGCCCAGACACCAACAAGGTTGCTAGCCAGTCTTATGTAAGTACTGCTATCTCAAATCTCGTGAATGGAGCGCCTGGAATTCTTGATACTTTAGACGAAATTGCGCAAAGTATCGGCGACGATGCAAATTTTGCGACAACAGTAGCGAATTTAGTAAATTCTGTGGAGAGTTCGGCAGGGCTTAACAGCGATGGATCATATACTAGCCCAGGAGGGACTTATCTAGGTTCCGAAACTACCTTAAAAGGTGGATTATCTACTTTAGATTCAAGCCTTTCAAGTGCTGTCACTTCGTTGACTAGTTCAATATCAAGTAATGTTAGCAGCCTTGAAGGTAAGATCAATACTGTTGAAGCCTCTGTTGGTTTAGCTGCTGACGGTTCATATACTGCTTTCAGCGGTTCGAACTACATGGATACAGCTACTAGCATCACTGGAGCTTTAGAAGATCTAGATGCTCAAGCAGCAACTAATGCCGGTGGAATCACAAGTCTCAACAGCTCTGTAACTAGCATAAACAGCAGCATCACTAGCATCAACAGCGATATATCGACTGTTGAAGGTAAAGCCGACAGAGCTTTAGCTGTTGTACCAAAGCAGGACGTGATTGTGATCTCCGCTGATGACATCACTAATAGCACTGTATCCTTTGATCTGAATTTCTTGGCAAGATGGCATGATCGTGTTGTCGTTCAATATGGTAACTTGATTCTAGTGCCTGGTGCTTCTTACGATTTTCAAGTAAGCAGCGATGCGACTAATCAAGATACAACTATCACTCTTTCAAGTGATTACGCACAAGCCGGAGGCAAGCCTTTATCACAGGGTGATGTTCTCGTCGTTCGTTACGATTATGACAGCAGCTTTACTTACGCTTAAGTTTTAGTTCTATCTAACGATAGTTAGGGCAGTCTTCGGACTGCCTTTTTTTATTTCTGGTATAATTAAATTATGGCTATTTTTGCATCAAAAATTTCTGGGGAATTCAGAGAGTTGACGATAACTCAACAGACTGATACTTTTACGCTCGACTCTCAAACAATAGCAGACGGAAAAGTTCAACTCACAGCACAGCCCAGAGAAGACAAAAAAGTCAGGGCTTGGATTCAGACAAGCTCAGGTAATCTTTACCCAGAATTGCAAAACTACCATCTGATAGCCACAGGTGCGGATTTTGATATAATTGAACAGAACGAAAATTATTTTTTTCGTTTCGATGCAGAAACGCTAACCAGTACAATGCCTTCGGCAGGTAGTACCCTGACAGTTTTTTACGAGTTTGAAACTCAAGGTGATGAAGTGATAACAGATCCACAAGAAATAGCACAAGCCGTCTGGCAGACAAGTATTGCGAGTCAGTACGCATCTGAAATAATGCGCCGAATCTATCAGATAAATTCTGGAGCATGGAAGCTTGACGCAGAAACAAGAAGGCTCAAGTTTTACGACTCCGACGGCACGACCGTATTATTTGAATTTGACATGCTTGATGCACAAGGTAATCCAACAGTCAGCAGCGTATTCGAAAGAAGGCCAAGAACATGAGCATAATGACGCTTGGATTAGGCCAAGGCTTTGCAGTCGGGGATACTCTTACGATACAATTTACAGAAACCGAACAAGTGTTAGAGGTTAGCACTGAGTTGATACTTGCTGAAATCACGAACGACACAATAACCCTGGAGCTAGACTAAAATGAGCTACGACTATGAAATAATAGAAGGCGATAATTTGCCATTAATAAAAGTCAAAGTGTCGAGCTATTCGACGCTCGATGAAAACTGGGTAGCTAAGCTCTACGTGACAAAAGCAAGTGATCCAGATACGCACCTTATAACTAAAAACTCATTAAATAAAGACTCAGCCAACGAGTATTTCGAGGCGTTTTTGACTCCTGCCGAGACTACAAGTTTAGGAGATGGACAATACAATTTAATTATACAAGTCACTAACGCCGTTTTAACTCCGGTTGAATTTAAGCTTACAAGCAAAAAGACATTAAAAATTAATCCTAGTTTGGTGTAATTATGGCAGTTCCAAAGCGTGTTAAAAATCTTATCGAAAAACATAATCTAAAAGGTGTAAACAAGCCAAAGCGAACACCGCAGCATAAATCAAAAAGTCATATAGTGCTTGCAAAAGAAGGCGAACAATACAAGCTTATTCGATTCGGGCAACAAGGCGCAAAGACAAAACCACCGAGAGCAGGAGAGAGCGAAGCCGACAAAGCAAAGCGCAAAAGTTTTAAGGCTCGACACGCAAAGAATATTAAAAAAGGTAAGATGTCGGCTGTATATTGGTCGGATAAGGTGAAGTGGTGAGGTAAGTTATGCCAGTGAAAAAAACTAAGGGCGGTTACAAATACGGAGAAAAAGGCAAGACGTACAAGAGCCGAGCTAAAGCAGTTAAGCAGGGTAAAGCTATCAAAGCATCGGGATATAAGCGAAAGAAGAAATAACTCACATAATTTAACACATAAAAAATGCCAAGAACTAAACTATTTACAGATGAGCAGTTAGAGCAAGCACTTATGCAGTGCTGCGGTATTCTTTCGACTGCTGCAAAAAAGTTAAAGGTAGATCGTTCGGCTGTTAGTCAAAGAATCAGTAAAAGCAAAAAGCTACAGGAAGTAGTAAGACGGGCAAAGGCACAAGCCCTTGATTTAGCAGAATCAGAATTACTATTCCGACTTAAGGACAGAAAGCATCCGAATACTCAGATGAACGCTATAATGTACTATCTGAATAATCAAGGTGAATCTAGAGGATACACGCCGAACAAAAAGCCCGATAGAACAGAGGATACAAGCACCGAAGATCTTAAGCGATTAAGTAATCTATTTCGAAAAGCATACGACGAGAAGCCAAAAAATGAATCGGGCGACTGAAAATATATACAGTCAAAAGGTTATCTATCATCCGGCACAATTTGACCTGTTCAACTCGGATGCTCGATTTATCGTAATAGCTGCCGGACGCAGAAGCGGAAAGACTTTCACAGCAAAACGAAAGCTAGTAATGCGAGCACTCGATACGCCAGGGCTTTACTTTTGTTCAGCTCCAACATTCCCACAAGCTAAGGCGATTTTTTGGGAAGATCTAAAAGCATACTTACCGGACTTTTTGAGAAGCAAAGCACCGAATGAATCAGAATGTAAACTGTTTCTTAAGAATGGCTCAGAGATCCGCATTATAGGACTAGACCGACCGGCACGATTCGAGGGTATCCCTTGGACAGGCGGAATAATAGACGAAACTGACGATCTAAAAGAGGAAGCATGGCAAGCGCATATCAGACCTGCACTTGATACGATTGGCCTTAACACTTGGGCTATCTTGTGCGGAGTGCCCGAAGGCAAAGGTTTACTTTTTGAGTTGAGCAAGAAAGCAGCGACAGACGATAACTGGCAATTTTATCACTGGAAAAGCTCGGAGATCCTAAGCAAGGAAGTAATAGACGCAGCAAGGAGCGACTTATCACCGCTGCAATTCAGACGAGAGTACGAAGCATCTTGGGAGACTGGATCGAACATTGTTTACAGTGATTACGACTCAATCAAGAATGCAACACACAAGACTATTGATCTAGAATTGCCGATACAGTGGGCGCATGATTTCAACTATACGCCACTAAGCTCCTGCATTATCCAAGAACACGATGACGGTAATCATGTAGTCGATGAAATTATACTGATTTCCGCAGTAGCAAAAAACGCAGCTCTGGAATTTGTAGACAGATACAAAAACCACAAAACAAAACGCTGTTATATTTTCGGCGACTACTCAGGCACAGCAGGAGAGAAACACAATCAAGGCAGTGATTACAAAATAATCGAGCAGATCCTAAGATCAAACGGTTGGAACGTAACAAGACATTGCAAGCCGAATCCGGCAATTAAGAGTCGGCAAAACTCACTTAGAGCGCAGATCTGTAATAGCTACGGATCTCGGAATTTATACGTAAATGTAAAAAAGTGCCGTTATGTTGACAATGGCTTGTCAAAGACTAATCTTATGAAGGGCTCGAGTTATCAAGAAGTCGAGGACGATTACCAACATATAACAACTGCTCTAGGCTATTGGGCTTGGACGAGGTATCCTATTCACCAAGGAATAGCAGCGACTCAAAAAGGGTTTTAATATGAATGAAGAAATATTTGAAGTATTCGACAACTTTAGCCAACACTTCAAAGTTGCATCACACTTTGAGCTTATGAATGATTTTCCGAGCCTAACGGACTGGATAGAGTTCCGCAATAGTTACAACTATTATTCTAGTTATCTAACTAGTTCCGGCTTTTTGAGATACAAGGACTTCGTTAATGATGTCGCTATTTTCTTCCCACCTCATAAACACGAACAAATTGAAGACTACATCCGGCGCATGAGCACAACAAGCCCATACAATGTATACAAACATTCTATCAATGCACTACTCGGAATCATCGGACGCAAAGACGCAACCATTACAAATTCAGAAGAAGCAAGAACCGACTTCTTGCATAAGATTGACAGCAGCTCCAGAGACTGGCAAAACTTTATTCGTACCGAAGTTTTTCCGGCTGCTATGACTGGCCTAGGCGGTATCTTTGTTGACAATGTAAACGGTAGGCCGGTTTGGTCTTGTTATGATGCAAGACACATTTCCAGAAAACATCTATGCTCTGAGTACATCGCCGGAGAAGACTACTTAAAGCGAGTCGTTTTAGTTACCGCAAGTCAGACAGAACGCAAAGACAAGGAATACGAATACGAAGAATGTAAAAAAGCATTGTGCCTAAAACTTATCGAGCGTTCAGAACTTGCAGAGTTCGAAAGTGGTGAATACGTTTCGTTCAGCAGAGAGAAAGACCCCGACAATTTTGTAGCTGTTTTTCAGATCTTTGAGAAGCGAGAATCTGAGGAGATGGAATTAACAAGCCAAGGCGTGTTTAGAAACATCTCAGGCGAAACATTAAACAGATTGCCATTCTTTTTATTCAAGGGTGCTGATAACATGGAGGTTCCGTTTTTTAGTGCAGCTAAAAAAGCGTTGAAACTTGCAGATCAGGAGTCAGTATTCGAAAATGGTCTAGCAGTTGCTAATTATCCAATGCTTGTACACAAGTCGGATAGATCCAGTTTACCGATTGACTCGGAAGTTACAGAAAACAATCAGAATTTAAGACCTGGTCTTATCATCTCACCTCGCTCAGTTTTCGAACTACCACAAGATGACTCGCTTGACTTTTTAGAATACGAGGGCAAGCCTTTTAAGTTAACCTTTGAATACTTAAAACATCTCGCATATCAGGTCAGCAGCATGATAGCCAACAAACTAGCAGACCAGAACACAATGAAAACCAAAGCAGAGTATGAAGGGCAGCAGATGACAAATACAAGCGTGGTTCTCAGAATTGTAGATAGTTGTGAAAATGCTGTGCAGTCTGCTTGTGTTGCGTCTATTTTCTATCTCGGAGGGCAGGAGCAAGAGATCCCAAAGATAGATCTAAATCGGGATTTTGTACGTGAGCAAGTACCTAGCGGATTTGTTGACTCTATTGTTAAAACTTGGGCATCTGGTTTAATCTCTGGGGATCTCGCTATCAATATTTTGAGAAATAAAGAGGTAATCGAGACAGACACGACATATCAGGAACAGCTTGAGAAGATAGAGCAAGAACAGGTATTCTCTGGAACTGAGCCGAGCCCAGAAGCGGATGAATGAGCTTTTTCGATACGTACATAAGAGATCAAGCATATCTACAACGGTTTGATTTTGCGAGTGCTGAGAATTACACAAATCAGCTCGAAGAGATTCGGGAATATTTAGAATCAAATCTTGCAGCATCGGACACTATCCAGAGTCAAACAAGATACCGGAATCTAATCGCACAAGTCGATGAAGAGCTTAGACCGCTTTACGCAAGACTTAAGACAGATCTAGAATCTGATAATCGTATTGCTTCACAATTTAGTTACGAAATAACTAACAAAGCTTTTGAGGGTGCAGGAGTTGAAATCAAACAGACATTCGATGCAATCCCTTTTGATGCTCTTAAGATGCTTATAAGCATAACGGACAATATTACTCTTGAGGGCTACGAGCAGACAGACCGACAATTCAAGCCGAGTAAGGAAATAGATAAGCTTATGAGGCAGCACAGCAGAGAATACAAAAAAGCTTTAAGGCTTTCGATTGCTGAGGGTTTAGGAATTGACGATACAGTTAAACTTTTTCGAGAACTGACAGAAGACACGGACAACTTGAAAACCCATCAAGTAAACGCATTGACTCGCACAACAATAGCGGAAGCCATGCAGCGCACCAAAGAATACACGAACGAGAAGAATTTTTCTGATGTTATAGAAGGTTATCAGTGGGTGACGACACTAGACAACCGCACATCAAAAATCTGTGCAAGCAAAGCAGGACAGATAAAAAAGAAACTCGAAGACTTCCCGATACGCCCACCGGCGCATATCAATTGCAGATCTCAGATTGTGCCCTTCGGCGAATTTGACGACCCGAAGACAATGAGCCAACGGGCCCGAACATGGCAGCAGAAAATAGTCGCAACAGAAAGAGGCGAGATCAAAAGCCAGTTCAAACTAAAAACTGATAAAGTAATGGATATACAAGTACCAAAACAATCCAGTAAATTTACAAGCTTCGATGTTTTTTTCAAACAGATGAGCAAACAGGATCAAATAAACTGGCTCGGCCCACAGCGTTACAAAATGTACCAATCAGGCAAATTAGGCATGAAACAATTACTAGACGGACAGGGCCGGATTCGCACAGTTAAAGAGCTAGCGAACCTTTTAGGAATAAAAAAGGAAGGATTGCAGGAAATACGAAGGCGTGACAAGCAAATTAAAGCGAAAAAGCCACAAATTAGTACACGAGCAGCAAGCATACAAAGAAAACGCCGAAAATTGAACGAAAGTAAATAAATGAGTTATAATGTTTCTGGCGAGATGCCAAAAAACCAAAACGGGCGAGACGCTCAAAAATCCCAAAACTGGCGAGATGCCAAGGAGTGACACTATGTCTAAAGTTTTAACAGCTTATAGCGTTGAAGATTTTAACGAACTAAACGAAGATGATAAGAAGTTTTTAGTAGAGGAAGACGGAAAAGTATTCTATGACCCGTCACCACTTTTAAGAACTTTAGAGAATCAGAGAAAAGCCGAAAGAGAGGCAAAAGCGGAAGCGGAGCGAATCAAGGCGCAGATCGAAATATTAAAATCTGAAAACAGCAAAGCAGTGAAACCAGAAGAGAAGAACGAAGACCCACAAGATTCAGCGCAGCTTTTAGAGATGCAAAAAGCATTAAAAGCTATGCAGGATCAAATGAGCTTTGAGAGGCAGCAAAACGCAAAGCTGAAAATGCAGCAACAAACAGCAAGAGCAGCGGAGGCGGTTGGAATGCGCTCAGAGTGCGTAAAACTCTTCGAGGGACAGATAGCTTCTGATGACAGAGGTGCATTTGTTCTGGACGTGGACGGAACTCCAAAAATTGACCCCATGACGGGCGACAGAATAAGCATTGAAGATTATTTCAAGGATTATCTAAAATCTAATTCTTGGGCTAGTAAGGATGCAAGCTCTGGAGCAAGTTTCGAGGGTTCTGGGATTAGAGGACAAATCAACAAGGTACAAACTTCTAAAACTCAAGAGCGAGAAATACGCAAAGGGTATCAAGAGGCTGTACTCAGCGGAAATAAAAACGCAATACAAAAATTTAGGTTGAAGGCGATTAACGCCGGAATAAACTTATAAAAGGAGTAAAAAAATGGCATCAACTACAGCAAGTGGGTTAATCACCAACCTAGCCAATTATCAAGGTGAATGGATCGGAATCGGTCAAAGAAAGTACCCTTTTTCCAGTCTTTTGGGAATGGGAGCACTAGAGAGAGGCGAAGAATCCCCCTTTCGAGAAGTCGGGGCGATGAAGTTCAATATGAGCCAGTCTTATTCGCTTGATTCGGCCTCCCAGGCGGTCGTAAGTGAGTCCGATACTTTCAACGCTGCTACTAGCACAGTTTACCAAACTACACAGAACACAAATTATTGCCAAGTAATGCGTGAAGGTGTCAGATTTTCAGATCTAAAGCTTTCTGATAGATCAATCAGCGGTAACGCTATCGACGGCGATATCTTCGCTATGCAAGAGTTTCAAAAGCAAATCATGATTCATCTAGAGCAAATGAAGAGAGATTTTGAATACTCAATAATTAACGGAACTGGTCAGGATGGATCAAGTAATCCTGCTACAGCTTTCCAAGTCAACGGACTTTACACAGCTTTGAGCACCAACAAGATCGACGCTTCGGCGGTTGCAATCTCCAAGCCTTTGATCGAAAGCCTAGCTGAGTCTATGCTTGATAACGGTGCTGACATGGAGGACATGTATTTTATGTGCAGATCCAATCTTTTGATGGACATAAATACACTTTACGGAGTTCAGCCAAGAAGTGAGAGCCGAGGCGGTATCAACTTGCTAGAGCTAGTTATTCCAGGTATGCCACCTGTAAAGCTTGTATACAATGACCTTGTACCAAACGGCGTTTTGTTAGCTGTTGATATGGGTCACTGTGAAGGTGTTTCAAACACTACCCCAGGCTTACCACAAATCTCATTCCGATCTACTGCAAACGTAGGTCAAGGTGAGATTGGCGAAGTTTTCGCTAAAATCGGAATTGATTTCGGTCACGAAAGCAAGCACGGAGCACTTCACAACTTATCAGTGTAAGGAATAAACATGGCTGAAAAGAAACAACTAAAAGACTTAGAACCGGTTAAGCAGAAAAGGCGTGTGGACGTTCGTGTTGCATCCTTCATGTTTCGGGGAGAAGTCAAAAAAGCAAAGTACGACGAGATCAAGCACGTTCATTATTTTGAACTTGAAAACGATCATGACGAATTTGCTAAACACGTATTGAGAAAGGCTAAATAACATGGCAATTGTGTTTAATTCGACGGTGTCAGCAAGTGGGGCTAACTCTTATGCTAGCGTCGCTGAACTAAACCAATATCGTGAGAATCTTGGGCTGTCGGTTCTATCTGAATCGGCAGCTCAGGTTGCCTTGATACGTGCTACTAGTTGGCTCGATAATTGTTATAGGGCTTACTGGAAAACACAGAAAAAAGCGGTCAGTACTCAAGCTTTGCATTGGCCACAGGACGGAGCAAAGGATTTTGCAGGAACGGAATTAAGCAAAACAGCAATACCGGCACAAGTGCAACAAGCTGTATATGAGTATGCAATAAGAGCAGAGAGTCAAACGACACTAGATCCAGTGCCTAGTACAAACGTTAAAAGTCAGGAACTCGAAGGACTCGGCAAACAGGAATTTTTCAATCCTAAGAATAGTCAGCAGTTACCGGATGATTTTTCTTTTATTGATACAATCCTAACCGGCTTAATCGTCGGAAGACCTGGCGGTGCTAGGATTTTAAGATTAGAAAGAGCCTAAACAATGAAACAAGCATTCGTTAAAATGAAAAACAGTATTTTGAATGCTTTTGATGACTTTGTTGAATCAAGCGTATCATTAAAGTTCAATCCTACCACTACATACAACGCAGCCACCGGAGCAGCTACAGTTACATATTCAACTAATGAGACTGTAAAAGCTTACTTATCAGTTTACAAACGACAAGCCACAGGATTAGAAATAAAAGCCGGTGAGCTTAGACTCTTATTAGACACAGTCAGCGAAGTACCGCCGAACAGCGAAATCACTGTGGGCTCAAAAGTGTATCGAGTGCTTGAGGTGCAGCCTATACCAAAAACAAATCAAATCATGACAGAGTGTAAAGTCGAGGCGGTCAACAATGCTTAGCATGGATCTTGCCCGACTACAAAACACATTAAATAAGTATGTCGAAAAGACTAACGCAGCTCCAAGCAAAGCAACTAGGGGCGTTATGTTGTCCATCAACAGACAAACAATTTTAACAACACCGACAGACACCGGACGACTTGTAGGTAGTTGGATTATTTCAGCGAACCGGCCCAGTTCTTACGTTCCGACAGTTTCCAATCGAAGAATATCAGAACAAGCAGCTGCGGAAATAAAACGAAAAACGATAGAAAAGAATGCAAAGAAGTTAGAGCAGTTAAAAGACTTCTCCGGCGTTCTATATTTTACAACTGCTGTCAGATACGCAAAGATTGTAGAATTCGGAGCAGGACGTAGAGTTGGTAAATTCATGTTGTCAAAAGCGGTACAGATAGCAATTCAGAAAGTCCGGAATAAAATCGCATGAATTACTTAGAGATTA